AGAGGCGCTAAACAAAAACGAAGCGGAATCGTATTTGGCCTTTTCAAGATACGAGAAAGATCTAAACGAATACTTCGAAAGGATTAGACAAGCGGACCCATTCGGAGTCGATTCTGATAAGATGGCAATAGCAGCCAAGCAGACGCCGGAGGAGAAAGACTCTTTCTTCTCATTGTCAGGATTAAAGAGGCTTGCAGATTTTGCTGCACCCTTTGTTCCGATTGTGGGAGATCTTTGGTACGGTTACCGCGCCTATGAGAGCTTTGGACAGATACAAGAGAGCATTAGCTCTTTACAGCAGAATCTAAAAGATCTGGGCGTTGAAGTTGATCTTTTTGCGCCTGTCGAAAGAAACGTAGTTGAAATACGAGAGATACCTGTCTCCTCTCCTGCAAATAGAGAGGCTCTGAAGCAATCGGTTATCAAGATATCTCTTAATTGTATACAGTTTTTAAATAATACTCTTGCTGCTCTTCCTCTTGAGCTGTTCAAGACGCTGAAGCCTGTCGATTTTGCTTCAGAGCTCGGAATAAATGTCGCTGCTGGCGCACTTCCTTTGACAGATCCAGATGGATTGCGGACAGCAGGTGCATTACTAGATTTTTCTGAACGCTACATTAGCACCATCGGGCAAGCCGAGCAAGCCATCAGAAGCGTGATACCGGGCGATTCATTTGAAAATATGCATTCTGTCGTCAACTTAATTGGAAATCTAGCCCTTATAAGAAAGGCGCTTTCCATGAATCAGCCTGCAGGTGCTGATGAATCTTCAGAAATTTTACCTGAGCGCCGTCTGAGGAGAAAGAAGCGCGCTAATGAGATGAGCACGACAGCAGGTGTCGCTGGGTATGCAGGCCCCATGCAGGGCCCAAGAGATCCGCAACAATTTTACTCCACCATGGCAAAGGCTGCAGGAAGTGAATATCTGGTTGATCCAGTAAAAAAATCCAAGCCTAGACCATGAAAACTCTCGCTCTCCAGTCTATGATTGGGGTGTGAGCTTACAACACAAGCCGCAAGAATTCTCTTGAGACTTAATCCTTGTAAGTTGCACATTAAACATTAAAAGGAAAGAAAAAATGGCAATTAACTTCGACGCTATTCGCAAGCGTCTCGACAACCTGTCTGGAAATACGAAGAAGTCCTCCACCTCCTGGAAGCCCAAGGAGGGCGAGGAATACACTGTTCGACTTCTCTCGTTCCCTAACAACGATGGACAGCCGTTCAAGGAGCTCTGGTTCTACTACAACATCGGCAACAACCCGGGTCTTCTCACGCCAAACCAGTTCGGCAAGCCCGATCCGATCCAGGAGCTGATCACCAAGCTTCGTGCTGAGGGGACCAAGGAGTCCTACGAGCTCGCCAAGAAGCTCTACCCGAAGATGCGCTGCTATGCCGCGGTCGTTGTTCGCGGCGAGGAGGACAAGGGTGTCCAGATCTGGGGCTTTGGCAAGCAGGTCTACCAGGCGCTCCTCGGCATCATGCTCGACGAGGATTACGGTGACATCACCGATCCTGAGAGTGGCCGCGATGTGAAGGTCAAGTGCTTCAAGCCGCAGGGCAAGAAGTTTGCGGAGACTGAGGTTATGCCTCGTGGTAAGGCGAGCGCGCTGTCTCCGAATTCTGCAACCGCAAAGCAGTGGCTCGAGAGCATTCCGGATGTCAACAAGATGTTCGAGCTCAAGTCCTACGAGGATCTTACGAAGATCGTGAATGACTGGGTTGAGGGTGGGATGCCGACCGAGTCCGATGGTACGCAGCGCGGCGGAAATGATAACAAGGTTGCCGCGGTAGCAGCTGATGAAGAGGATGATTCTCCCCCATCCAAGCCTGCTGCGAATGCTTCAAAGAAGACATTCAAGTCGCTTGATGATGCTTTCAATGATCTAATCGACTCTTGATGATTCTTTGGGCCCGGAGTATAAACCATGCTTCGGGCCCTTACTGTTTATAAGGAGAAAAAATGGCAAGAATTTCAAAGGAAAAGAATCGAGGAGAGGATTCATCCGGTGATTTTACCTCGGAGTTGATCTCATCTCTAAACAAAGAGCACGGATCCAGAATTGCTTATAATTTGTCAGAGGATGAGTCGCCTACACACGTTAAGCGATGGATCTCTACTGGTTCTACGCTTCTTGACTACATCGTTTCAAACCGCGCGAACGGAGGATTGCCAGAAGGGCGCATCGTCGAGATCTTCGGTCCGCCCTCCATTGGTAAGTCGCATATTGCTACACAGATTGCGCGTTCAACCCAGCAGATGGGTGGTATCTGCGTCTACATCGACACAGAGAATGCAACATCAGTTGAGAACCTGGCAGCTCTGGGCGTTGATGTCGCCAAGCGGTTCGTCTATGTCGATACTCACTGCACTGAGGAGGTGTTTGACGTCGCAGAGAAGACGATTGTCAAGGCGAAGGCGATGCAGAAGGATGTGCCAATTACCATCATCTGGGACAGCGTTGCTGCATCATCCCCGAAGGCTGAGCTTCTTGGCGACTATGACAAGGACAGCATCGGACTGCAGGCACGCGCGATCTCAAAGGGCATGCGCAAGATTACGGGTGTCATCGGTGACCAGTCCGTCCTAATGGTTTGTCTCAATCAGACACGCACAAAGATCGGTGTTCTTCACGGCGACCCGACGACAGTACCGGGCGGTATGGCGATTCCATTCCACGCGTCAGTGCGTATCAAGCTCGGTGCAGGACAGCAGATCCAGAATAAGAATGGTGACATCATCGGAATCAATGTCTCAGCGAAGACAGTCAAGAACAAGGTTGCACCTCCATTCCGCATGGCGAATTTTCAGATTCACTTCGGAAAGGGCATCATGGAGCACGAGGAGGTCTTTGATGTCCTGCGCGAGGCTGGTGAGCGGACAATCGGAAACAAGATTATCTGCGTCTCGGGAACAACAGCTTGGAAAGTCTTCTCAGTGACAGACATCGACAAGGGATCTGCAATCATTGAGAAGAAGTTCTACAAGGCAGAGTTCGGAGAGCTTCTGGCAAATCCGGAATACAAGCCGTATCTTGATGCCCTGATTGAGAACGTTCTGATTCGAACGGGCAATGAACAGCCCGATGAGATGCAAGACGCAGAAGGGACGGAAGAAGAATGAAAGGTGAGGCATCGATCTTAATGGTCGATGCTCTCAACCTTTTTACTCGTCACTTCGTTGCACACCCAGCAATGGGCGTGAACGGTAATCACCTGGGTGGTGTTGTCGGGTTTTTAGGAGAGCTTCGATCTCTTAGCACACGTTTTAGACCCAAGAGAATATACGTTGTCTGGGAAAGCGGTGGGTCTGCAAGAAGGCGCTCTCTCTATCCAGGCTATAAGTCTCACAGGAGACCAGAGAAGCTAAACAGGTATTACGAGGAAGATATTCCGCAGACTGTGTCTGATCGCAATAGCCAGATTGTCGCAATAGTGAAGCTGCTAAATCACCTGCCTATCGTACAGATGTATGGTCAGGATTGTGAAGCAGACGACGTTATTGCGTACATCTGTCGATATATGCACCCAGAGTGTCTGCACATCATCCTTTCTGCTGACAAAGATTACTATCAGCTCATCCGGGATAACTCAATCATCTACTCGCCGACATGGAAGAAGATTGTGGACACGGATGAGGTGATATTCAAGTTTAGCATACACCCAAATAACTTTGCACTTGCAAAGTCTGTCTGCGGAGATGATTCAGATAATATTCCCGGTGTTCAGGGCGTGGGATTCAAGACCCTAGCGAAGAGATTTCCAGAGCTGAGTGCAGTTGGTGATGTCCTTTTGGATGATTTCATCTCACTTTCAGATCAGCGGAGGACCGGAAAGGTGAAGATCTTTGACTCCATCTGTGAATCAGAGGATCTAATCAGGCGTAACTGGAAGCTTGTCTACCTTGACTCATCCTCGATACCTCCGCAACAGATTGAAAAGATTAAGTTTACGAATGAAAAATGGGCCCCTCGTCGGGATAAGATTGGCTTCATGCGGGAAGCACAATCAATTGGAATTAGAAATTTTGACATTGACAGCATGTTCTACTCA